GCAAGGTCCAGTTTGCATACAACAATTTACCTGACTTTTTAAAGGCCAAGTTTCCACTGGCCAGGGCAAACGCATCAGAGCTTGAGTTTGCGCATAACGGCGCATCGATCAGGGTTGCCACTTCAATGCGATCTGGCACGATACACCGGCTGCATATCTCAGAGTTTGGCAAAATCAGCGCAAAGTATCCCGATAAAGCGGTCGAGGTTGTTACCGGCTCCATTCCAGCGGTACCCAAAACCGGCATCATCATCATCGAATCAACTGCTGAAGGCCAGGATGGTGAGTATTACAAGATTACTCAGCGGTCCATGAAGATGGACGAGGCAAAAACCAATCTGACGCAGCGCGATTATCGATTCCATTTTTTTCCATGGTGGGAGGAATCGGGTTACGAGCTTGATCCAAAGCATGTTTTGCTCACAGAGTCGGATCGGAAGTATTTTGCAGACGTTGAAAACAAGATAGGCCGCACGCTATCGCCTGAAAAGAAAGCCTGGTATGTCGCCACGCGGGAAGCGGATTACTCGGGCGATCCCACAAAGATGTGGCAAGAGTACCCAAGTTACCCGGCAGAAGCGTTTCAAGTGTCTACTGATGGGTGCTGGTATTCCGAACAGATGGCCAAAGTCAGGACCAGCGGCAGGATTATCCGCGGCATTCCGAGAGTACCTGTACCAATCAACACGTTTTGGGATATTGGCCGCGGCGATATGACATCGATATGGTTTCATCAGTACGCCACGATGCAGCATCGATTTCTGAATTACTACGAGAGCAGCCTGGAGGATTTGATTCATTACACTAATTACTTGCAAAGGATGGCTGTTGAGCGTGGTTACACGTATGGCACTCACTACATACCGCACGAATCCGATCATAAGCGCATTGGCGAAACACCGGACACCAATAAAAGCATCAAAGAAATGCTGGAAGCGTTATTGCCTGGTCATACTTTTGTAGTGGTACCAAGGATTACCAACTTACAGGCCGGCATCGAGCAGACCCGCATGCACCTGGCACAAGCCTGGTTTGACGAGGATGGCTGTAGTCAAGGCATTAAGCGGTTGGAGAACTACAGAAAGCGATGGAATAAAACGCTAGGCTGTTGGAGTGACCAAGAAGTCAGTGATGATAATGCGCACGGTGCCGATGCTTTCAGACAATGGGCGCAAACAGTAGAGGCTGGGATTAATTTAGCCGGCAATAGTGGACAGGCACGACTAAAGCGAACTGGATCTGGAATGGCCAGGTAGGTACGTTCCAATTTGGAACATGCCACCACCAAAACCAACAAAGCCGGGTAACTCCGGCTTTTTTGTATCTATCGCCTAACCTCATAGGCTAATCGCAATTCATAATTATAGTTGCGATTACATGGCCGGAATTAACCTAGACATAAGCAAGGCTCACAAGTATCGAGAAATTGATGGCTTACTCATTGTGTACACATGGGTAAACGATCAGCGTGCCATGGTCTTGCTGCCTGCTTACCGTCAGAACGCTCCGTGGTACATCTTGCAAGAATCGGCTGCGTATAAATATGACGATGACGATTACCTAAAAGCCCAAAGTATCGTCGCCGCAGATGTTTTGGGCATGCGACCGGTTCCTAATAATTGGGTAAAGATTGCATCGATCATCATTGAAGGCTTGCCAGACCTGATCGAAATGCCCACCGGGCCGGAAGCTGAGCAGTACAAGACCAGCTTTGGAAAGGTGGCGCTAAGAGCCAATGGCGAAATCGTCAGTGAAACCGACATTAAAGTCGATAAGCAGGGCGTTTTATATGCCTAGTCAAAAAGACCCCTGGTTTGACCAAGATTATGAGGCATCAACAGCAAATGATCCCGCAGACCCCATGGAGTCGGACGAGTCACGGGAAGAGCTAAAGCAGCTACTAAGCTGGTACTACTACGAAAAAGACCTGCAAAGCACCAATCGCATGGAAATGTCGATGGATGCTTTGTTTTATGACAACGAGCAGTGGGACCCCACAGACGCAGCCATCTTGAATGAGCGCGGTCAAATGCCGTTGGTGTACAACGAAATAGCGCCCATGATCGACTGGCTTATCGGTACCGAACGCAGGACCGCGGTTGACTGGAAGGTATTGCCACGGACCGAGGACGATGTGGACCTGGCTGATGTCAAGACTAAGGTACTCAAGTATGTCAGCGACATTAACCGCAGTCAAAACGCACGCAGCAGAGCGTTTGCTGATGCGGTGAAAGTGGGTGTTGGCTGGGTTGACGATGGCGCAAGGGATGATCCTACCGAGGACGTACTGTATTCAAAGTACGAAGATTGGCGCAATGTGCTGCATGATTCGGCAGGTTATGAGCTGGATCTGTCAGATGGCCGTTATGTTTTCCGCTGGCGTTGGGTTGACGAGGATATTGCCGTTGCAATGTATCCTGATCACAAAGAAAAGATTCATGCCGCAGCACGCGACCAAAAGTATGGCGTGATGCAGTCTGATGACGAGTGGTACTTAGGCGACCGACTCAACGAGCGAGGCAGCGGTACCGGCATTGTGGGATCGTTTGGCCAAGCCGGCCTAATGTCAGACACAAAGCGCAATCGAGTTAAGCTGTTTGAGTGCCAGTATCGCAAGCCGAAAATGGTCCGTATCGTGCGTTCTGGTCCAATGAAAGGCTCATTTATCAGCAAAGGCGACAATATCCTGCTTAATTCCGTCCAAGGTGAAGATGTTGTCGAGCGCATGGCCTTACGGGTACATGTGGCAGTCTTTACAGAAGGTCACTTGCTATCAAGCTCTGAGAGCGCCTACAGACATAATCGATTCAGTTTAACCCCCGTATGGTGCTATCGCAGAGGTCGTGACCGTTTGCCTTATGGTGCTATTCGGCGCGTTAGAGACATTCAGATGGATCTCAACAAGCGAGCGTCCAAGGCGCTGTTCATGTTGAACACCAATCAAATCATCATGGAGCAAGGCGCGACGGATGATATTGAGACTGTGCGCGACGAGGCTGACCGTCCTGATGGTGTGATCATCAAGAAGAAAGGCTACGAGCTGGAGCTGAGGCGCGATACCGACGCAGCGACCGGCCAAATCAACATGATGACGCTTGACGCGCAGACCATTCAAAAAGTCACTGGCATTAATAACGAAAACCTGGGCAGGCAAACCAACGCCATATCGGGCGCGGCCATTGAAGCCAGACAAAACCAAGGTGGCGTATCAACTACAGAACCATTTGATAATCTCCGACTGGCTACACAGATAAGCGGCGAGAAACAGCTATCCCTGGCAGAGCAGTTTTACACAGAAGAGAAGGTTATCCGGCTGTCGGGTGCTAAAAACCGATTGGAATGGGTGCGTATCAATCAGCCTGAGCTGCAACCGGATGGCACGGTGCGCTACATCAACGACATTACAGCGTCACAGTCTGATTTTGTAGTAAGCGAAGCGGATTACGCGGGATCGTTGCGCCAGGTCATGTTCGATTCATTGCAGCAATTGGTTCAAAAGCTGCCCCCTGAAGTGGGATTACGACTGTTTACCCTGGCGATGGACTTTTCGGACCTGCCAAACCATACCGACATTGCCGATGCTATCCGCAAAATGACCGGCGATGTTGATCCAGACAAGAAACCATCGCCCGAAGAACAGCAAGCGATGCAAGAACAGAAAGCACAGCAAGCTGAAGCAATGCAAATGCAGCGTGAACAGGCTGTATTAGCACTTGAAGAGCAACGCGCCAAGATAGCCGACCTGCAAGCCAGCGCACAAGCCAAGCTTGCGGGCGGAAACGATGCCGCGGTTATGGACATTAAGCGTCAAGCGTCCGAACAGATCGAGCAACTGACAGTGCAGCTCAATAAGCTACAGATGGAAATGGCCAACAGGACCATGCAAATCAAGTCTGATGCCGATACCAAGCTGGAAATTGCCCGTATCGACTCTGATACCAAGCTGAGAATTGCTGAACTGCAAAAAGAAAGCGATGAAAAGCTGGAAGCCTTGCGCGAAAAGACCAAATCAACCGAATCATCTACATCTAAACAGGAATAGTCATGGGAACTATTAATAAAAGCACGACTGAAATTAATGCGCTACTCAATGAAGTAGCGTTAGACATGACTAATGCTGAAGTGATTGCTGGTACATCAACTGCGCAAAAGTCTGTCAGCGCAGCACAGCTCAAGCTGGCCGTTGATACACACGGAGCGTCTGGCGGCACGGGTACTGGAATTACAGCAGAAACTCAGGCCGCACTGGATTTAAAAGCCGATGCTGCCGCAACTACGGCAAGTTTGGCACTAAAGGCCGATGCTTCAGCGGTCACAGCAAGTCTGGCGCTGAAAGCTGATGCTTCAGCAACAACAGCAAGTCTTGCGTTAAAGGCTGATGCAAGCGCATTGCCCGCTGCCCAAACTGACCCTGTCATCGTAACAGGCACCGAAACAGTACAAAAAACAGTCAGCGCAGCACAGTTAAGACTAGCCGCGCAAACGCATAGCTACAAATCGTTTGTTGATATGGCCGCATTTACAACCGCTGGCGGTGCTGCTGGTAATCCTGGTCCGGTTTGGATTGATGGGGTGCTGTATTGGTCTGATGGGGTGACGATTTCGGCTAGTGGTGGGGCTGGCGGCGGTTCGGGTGGTTCTGTTCTGTACCCGACAAATGGAAAAGATTATTTGCCCCGTCTAACTAACAGAATATCACTTTCACAGTCAGCTTTCGGCGTAGCAAATGCCGCGTCAACTTGGAACGGTGATTGGTCGGCTCCGTTTTTAAGTGGTGGGGCAACACGTACATTTTCGACGACAACATTTACTGATGATACCGTAACGCTAGACGTACCGATTGGTGGCAGAGCGTTTTTTTCAAGAGCTGCCGATCATCTTGTTGTTGGCAGAACATACGCATTATCGATAAACATAACAGTCAACAGCGGCACTCCTTTACCTGCTGATATCATTAACTACACTGGCACAGCAACGGGCACAGTGACGCTATCGCCCGCTACATCAGGCCGGTACGTTATTATTTTCACTCCGACAGTGACAACAGCCGGGCGGTTAATTCGATTTGGATTAGGGAACAACGGGGCATTAACTGCGGCTGGTAACATTACACTACGAGCGCCAATGCTTGAGGATATAACAGACAACCCAACTAGGTTCTCTGACTATACCCCAAGAGATAGAGTTATTTGGAATGCGCCGAATAACAGTGTTGGTGCTGCTAATATTGTAGTTCAAGCTACTGGCGCAGTTACTACTATCCAACCAAACAG